TGAGAAGCGGTGTAAGTGAACTGCAGTTGCCATGTTTTACGGCAGTGAGAGCAGAGATAGCGCTGATGTCCGGCGGTGCTTTTGCCGTTACGCACCACCCCGTCAGTAGCTGAACAGGAGGGACAGCTGATAGAAACAGAAGCCACTGGAGCACCTCAAAAACACCATCATACACTAAATCAGTAAGTTGGCAGCATCACCATTTTTGCTTGTAATTGGCGTTCTGGTCTGATTTTTGTGGAGTAAGTTGATGCGTGATATTCAGATGGTTCTTGAGCGTTGGGGAGCGTGGGCGGCTAATAATCATGAAGATGTGACCTGGTCGTCCATTGCCGCCGGTTTTAAGGGATTAATTACTTCAAAAGTAAAATCTCGCCCGCAATGTTGTGACGATGACGCGATGATCATTTGCGGGTGCATGGCCCGTCTGAAAAAGAACAACAGCGATTTGCACGATTTATTAGTAGATTATTATGTAGTCGGTATGACATTCATGTCACTGGCAGGTAAGCATTGCTGCTCTGATGGTTATATCGGGAAAAGGTTACAGAAGGCTGAGGGCATAATTGAAGGGATGTTAATGGCATTAGATATCCGGTTAGAGATGGATATCGTTGTTAATAACTCTAATTAATATGCCAATTGTTTACTAAAAATTATTAAAAATGGGGCGTTGAGACGCCCCCAAAAATAAAGGGTAATATATAACAGAAGGTTTATATAGTTAGAAGCAAGGTTGTGCTTCTAAAGGAAGTGGCTTGAGGGAGCCACTTATATGTTGGGGAGGCAAAGCCTCCCGCAACATATCTTTTTCGTAATCAGATTAGAACTGATACACCAGACCTACAGCGACGATGTCGTCGGTATCAATACCAGCTGTTTTGGTAAACTTACTATCGTCAATTAAGTTGATTTTGTAATCAACAAAAGTGGACATGTTTTTATTAAAGTAGTAAGTAGCACCGACATCGACATACTTGACTAAGTCTCGGTCACCATGAACACCAAGGTCTTTACCTTTTGACTGAAGGTAAGCAACAGATGGTCGCAGACCGAAGTCAAACTGATATTGTGCTACTGCTTCAAAGTTTTGTGCTTTGTTTGCAATATGGTTATTACCAAAAACGGTCATATTCTGAGTTTCAGAATATGTGGTAGCCAGATAGATATTGTTCGCATCATATTTCAGGCCTGCAGCCCATACTTCCGCATTTTTGCCGGAGGCATTGAATTTGCTCTTACCATAGGCGACCTGACCGTCAGTGCGATCTGATTTAGCATAGGTTGCACCCACGCCGAATCCTTCATACTCATAAGTAGTGGAGAAACCGAAACCATCACCATTGGCTTCAGTTACGTCAGTGCGGTCATTTTTACCCTGATACTGAGCAGCAAAGTTCAGGCCATCGACCAGACCAAAGAAGTCGTTGTTACGATAGGTTGCAACACCAGTGGTGCGACCAGTCATGAACACATCTGTTTGGGTCCAGGTATCGCCACCGAATTCTGGCAGAACGTCAGTCCACGCACCGATGTCGTATGCTACACCGTAGTTACGGCCGTAATCGATTGAGCCGTAGTCACCGAATTTCAGGCCTGCAAATGCAAGACGGGTTTTGTCTTTGGAGGAACCTTGAGATTCAGCGCGGTTGCCTTTGAATTCATATTCCCACTGACCGAAACCAGTCAGTTGATCGTTGATTTGGGTTTCACCTTTGAAGCCAAGACGGGCATAAGTAGTATCACCATCATCTGCATCGTTAGAGGAAAAGTAGTGCTTGGCATTAACTTTCCCGTACAGATCCAGCTTGTTACTGTCTTTATTATAAATTTCAGCTGCCTGAGCAGACATCGTCATCAGTACTGATGCAGCTACAGCAGAAATTGCCACTGTTAATTTTTTCATCGTGAGCCCTTTTTTTTGAACTATTATTAAAAAATGATGTCACTGCGCGATAAATATTCATCTAATCAATGTGATTATTTCAAGATGTAAGTTTTAGTTTCTCATTTAATTTGTGAAGTAGATCTCTATTTTTATCTGAACTTTTTCTATCGAAACCTATTTATGGCTCTTATTTGAACAAAAATAAACCTATTAGCTAATTTATATTAATGGCTGTTATTTATGGGGGTTCTATAATTCGGTGGTTTAATTTAAATCAACTAAAAATAACGCCGGAAATTATTTATTGGTTATTTGTTGAGGTTTTCTTATATATTTGTGGTGGTGTTTTGAACACTCGGTAGCATTCTCATAAATATCATTCAGTGGTTTACGTACGTAAAAAATTGGTTATGCTGTTAAGAGTGGTTACTTCGTCACACAGCTTAAACCCGCCGTCGAGCTGGTTTTTCCATTTTTTGAGTCTCGATATTAGCTGATAACTCAATACCTGAGTTATTCACTGACTCCGAGTCTGTTACGTTTCTGCTTTTTTGCGATACGTTGTATTCCCTCAATTTACACCCGCTTTGTCTGCGAGGTGGGGTTATGAAATCCATGGATAAGTTAACAACGGGTGTCGCCTATGGCACCTCAGCAGGTAGTGCCGGTTACTGGTTTTTACAGCTGCTCGATAAAGTCACGCCCTCACAGTGGGCAGCAATAGGTGTGCTGGGTAGCCTGGTATTTGGCCTGCTGACGTACCTGACAAACCTTTATTTCAAGATTAAAGAAGATAAGCGCAAGGCTGCGAGAGGTGAATAATGCCTCCATCATTACGAAAAGCCGTTGCTGCTGCTATTGGTGGCGGAGCAATTGCTATAGCATCAGTGTTAATCACTGGCCCAAGTGGTAACGATGGTCTGGAAGGTGTCAGCTACATACCATACAAAGATATCGTTGGCGTATGGACTGTATGTCACGGGCATACAGGAAAAGACATCATTCCCGGTAAAACGTATACCGAAGCAGAATGCAAAGCCCTCCTGAATAAAGACCTTGCCACGGTAGCCAGACAAATTAACCCGTACATCAAAGTCGATATACCGGAAACAACGCGCGGCGCTCTTTACTCGTTCGTTTACAACGTGGGCGCTGGCAATTTCAGAACATCGACGCTTCTTCGCAAAATAAACCAGGGCGATATCAGAGGCGCATGTGATCAGCTACGTCGCTGGGCATACGCTGGCGGTAAGCAATGGAAAGGTCTCATGACTCGTCGTGAGATTGAGCGTGAAATCTGTTTGTGGGGTCAGCAATGAACAGAGTAACCGCGATTATCTCCGCTCTGGTTATCTGCATCATCGTCTGCCTGTCATGGGCTGTTAATCATTACCGTGATAACGCCATTACCTACAAAGCCCAGCGCGACAAAAATGCCAGAGAACTGAAGCTGGCGAACGCGGCAATTACTGACATGCAGATGCGTCAGCGTGATGTTGCTGCGCTCGATGCAAAATACACGAAGGAGTTAGCTGATGCGAAAGCTGAAAATGATGCTCTGCGTGATGATGTTGCCGCTGGTCGTCGTCGGTTGCACATCAAAGCAGTCTGTCAGTCAGTGCGTGAAGCCACCACCGCCTCCGGCGTGGATAATGCAGCCTCCCCCCGACTGGCAGACACCGCTGAACGGGATTATTTCACCCTCAGAGAGAGGCTGATCACTATGCAAAAACAACTGGAAGGAACCCAGAAGTATATTAATGAGCAGTGCAGATAGAGCTGCCCATATCGATGGGCAACTCATGCAATTATTGTGAGCAATACACACGCGCTTCCAGCGGAGTATAAATGCCTAAAGTAATAAAACCGAGCAATCCATTTACGAATGTTTGCTGGGTTTCTGTTTTAACAACATTTTCTGCGCCGCCACAAATTTTGGCTGCATCAACAGTTTTCTCCTGTCCAATTCCCGAAACGAAGAAGTGATGGGTGATGGTTTCCTTTGGTGTTACTGCTGTCGGTTTGTTTCCAACAGTAAACGTCTGTTGAGCACATCCTGTAATAAGCATTGCCAGAGCGGCAGAAAACAACATTTTTTTCATCTTATTATCCTGCATTGTTAAAAACGGCAGAATCCTATGTGACAACAATTAAACGATAGTTAAATGGATTGATGAAAATTAAAACTATATAGGTGGATGCTCAGCCTATTGGAGGAGGGGGGCACTCAGAATCCTGTGGAATGAAATAAACCGCTCTTTCTGTCCATTACCCTTTTAGCTGCGCTGTATCGTCGCCGTATTCCCGCATTAACCATGACCGTAGCCCGACGGGGAATTCCTTCTGCGTGAGTGTGCGGGAATAATCAAAAACGATGCACACCGGGTTTTACTGTGCTGACAGACGCAGGGTTACCCTCATAGTCGCTTTTCCGGTGCGATGGTGGAAGAAACCGGGATGTTTATTCATCATCACTCTGGATTGATGTATATGCTCTCTTTTCTGACGTTAGTCTCCGACGGCAGGCTTCAATGACCCAGGCTGAGAAATTCCCAGACCCTTTTTGCTCAAGAGCGATGTTAATTTGTTCAATCATTTGGTTAGGAAAGCGGATGTTGCGGGTTGTTGTTCTGCGGGTTCTGTTCTTCGTTGACATGAGGTTGCCCCGTATTCAGTGTCGCTGATTTGTATTGTCTGAAGTTGTTTTTACGTTAAGTTGATGCAGATCAATTAATACGATACCTGCGTCATAATTGATTATTTGACGTGGTTTGATGGCGTAGATGCACGTTGTGACATGTAGATGATAATTATTATCATTTTGCGGGTCCTTTCCGGCGATCCGACAGGTTACGGGGCGGCGACCTCGCGGGTTTTCGCTATTTATGAAAATTTTCCGGTTTAAGGCATTTCCGTTCTTCTTCGTCGTAACTTAATGTTTTTATTTAAAATACCCCCTGAAAAGAAAGGAAACGACAGGTGCTGAAAACGAGCTTTTGGGCCTCTGTCGTTTCCTTTCTCTGTTTTTGGCCGTGGAATGAACAATGGAAGTCAACAAAAAGCAGCTGGCTGACATTTTCGGTGCGAGTATCCGTACCATTCAGAACTGGCAGGAACAGGGAATGCCCGTTCTGCGAGGCGGTGGCAAGGGTAATGAGGTGCTTTATGACTCTGCCGCCGTTATAAGATGGTATGCCGAAAGGGATGCTGAAATTGAGAACGAAAAGCTGCGCCGGGAAGTTGAAGAACTGCGGCAGGCCAGCGAGACAGATCTCCAGCCAGGGACTATTGAGTACGAACGCCATCGACTTACGCGTGCGCAGGCCGACGCACAGGAGCTGAAAAATGCCAGAGACTCCGCTGAAGTGGTGGAAACCGCATTCTGTACTTTCGTGCTGTCGCGGATCGCAGGTGAAATTGCCAGTATTCTCGACGGGATCCCCCTGTCGGTGCAGCGGCGTTTTCCGGAACTGGAAAACCGACATGTTGATTTCCTGAAACGGGATATCATCAAAGCCATGAACAAAGCAGCCGCGCTGGATGAACTGATACCGGGGTTGCTGAGTGAATATATCGAACAGTCAGGTTAACAGGCTGCGGCATTTTGTCCGCGCCGGGCTTCGCTCACTGTTCAGGCCGGAGCCACAGACCGCCGTTGAATGGGCGGATGCTAATTACTATCTCCCGAAAGAATCCGCATACCAGGAAGGGCGCTGGGAAACACTGCCCTTTCAGCGGGCCATCATGAATGCGATGGGCAGCGACTATAACTGTTATTAATGAAAATCCGACAGCACAAGGATATCAGGCAATTGCTGTAAACACGAATGATGCTTACACCTGCCCGGCAGGTTCTTATACGACGATATCGTGTCTGACGAAAAGTGATAATTCCCGGTGTCGTGCAAGGTTCGGAAAAATGTCTGATAATGGTGCGTTTGTTTTTCATTCAGATGCAGTTCTGGATCCTGTTACGGGAAATGTTGTTCATGGAAATAATGTGACGGTGACGGCAGAAAGAGTCGGTGAATGGTGGTTGTTTACCGCCACTCTTTTTGCAGATGCGGAAATGATAATCAGCTCAAGATTTGAAATCCTGGCGATGCCTGGAATCAGTATTATCCCCAATGGCTCTACGTTAGATATTGCGATGCCTCAGGCGGAGATTGGGTCGTACAGGACGTCATTTATCATTACTGAAGGGGCTCCTGGCACTCGCTCCAGCGACATGGTGACAATACCTGTAAGAAACAATATTCACCGATTACCATTCAGTGCTCTTGTTGAAGTTAATAAAAACTGGGATATCCCTCCCAGCAAATCACCATTAATCTTTAATGTTAAAGATTATCAGGAAAATGGTCTGTTCACGCATGGATTCCGTGGTAATAATTTCTCTGATGCCGGTTCTCCTTTTATTTCTATGGGAGGGTGTAATAAATATGTGGCAACAACCCAGAGGAAAATCATTTCAGGCTTCCGTTGTGGCGCTGATGGAGATGTTCAGGCCGTATGTAATGGTGAATTATCTGTTGCGGCAAAAACAACATGGACTTCAATTGTTCCACGGGCAGTATTGCGAATTGGAGGGCAGGGCACTAATGGGGAGTATCATCTTTTTGGTCATATCCGTAATCTGCGTATCTGGCATAAAGAATTAACTGATGCGCAAATGGGGGAGAGTATTAAATGAAAGATTTAACACTCAAATTTGCAGACAGGGCCGACTTTTCGGCCTTTATGGAGAGTATTGGCTATTATGATGACGAGTCGATGCAGGATGATATTCTTATTGACGTGATAGGTAACGTGTACAAAGAAACCGGAGAACTGACTGAAGATGGCGAACCGGTATGTGTTAAGGAAGACGGATATTTTGTAAACGTGCGCATCATTAATGATGTAAAAAAATCGTCAATATTCGATAAATACGCGGTTGTTGTTGAGCATCAACTTCGTGGCTGGATGTGAGGGAGACAAATGGCTACATCGACAGTAATTCCAGGAGATATCACCACGCTAAAGGGAGATGTCAGTAAAACTAAGGAAGATATTTCCTCAATTAACGGAAAAGTATCAACGCTTCAGACTGATATGACCAGTGCAAAGCAGGATATCAGCACCAGATACACAAAAACTGAAGTTGATAATAAGCTGAAAAACAAACTGGAAGTGAACGATCTGGAAAGCGGTCGTTATGGTGGAGATTTTTACCCGTTGACTGGCCGTGAAGCGTTTTATATGTGGGGATTGGGCACGACTACAGCGGCGGCAAACCTTTATCTTAATCCTGACCCTGCAATTTCGTCTGTACTGCGGTCAACATCGTCTATTCGCTATAAACATTCAGTAGAGACGATAGATTCAGAGCACGCCGATCTCATTTTCAGGATGCGCCCTGTGTGGTACAGGTCGCAATACGAAAATGACAGGCGTGACTGGGGATTCTACGGATTGATTGCCGAGGAAGTAGGAGAAATTGCCCCTCAGTTTGTACACTGGCGACCAGCTAACGAAGATGATGCTCCTGAAGCTATTTCCAGCAATGGCCTTGTTGCCGAAGGTGTAATGTACGAACGTCTGGTTGTTCCACTGATTCACCATATCCAGAAGCTGACTGAAAGAGTTGATGAACTTGAGTCAGAATTAAAGTTGTTATCCGTTTCCCGAAGCGATATCGGATAAAGGAGGAGTAATGGATATAACACCTTTCCTTCATGCGCTTTGTGCTGTGGCTGCGCAGCTACTGATTGGTCTTTTTACCGGGAACTGGGCTTACGGGGCGATAGCCGGTTGTACGTTCTTCATTGCGCGTGAACACACCCAGGCAGAATATCGCTGGATCGAAATGTTCGGGCATGGCAAGCGAATGAATATGCCGTGGTGGGGCGGTTTTGATACACGTGCATGGGATGTGGCAAGCCTGATGGATTTTGCTGTGCCGGTGGTGGCGTGTCTGCTGGTCTGGCTGTTGGTTAATCGTGGGTGAAAAAAGGTGAGCTGTATATGCAACGGAGGAAGAAAACTCGTTGCTGGAAGCCTGGAAAAAGTATCGGGTGCTGCTAAACCGTGTGGACACTTCCGTAGCACCAGATATCGAGTGGCTTATTCAACCATAATAAACAGTATGTATATCATAGGTTATTAATTGTGAGTTTTTTCGGTGTGTTATTTGTTTGTTTGATGTTATGCTTTTGCGCCCCAAAAGGTTGTTTAGATGTATTTTATCAATTGATTTTCAATGTCGTTTAATAAAGAAAAATTAAGCAAGCTGGATGTTGGTTTTTTGTTAATTGAATGGTTCTAATAATGTTTTTTTACTGTTGTTGAATGTGACTTGATAAGAAATGCAAGTAAAAATGATACTCTTTTTATTTTAAATTCAAACGGTTGACATATATATAGCAAGAGGTTTCAGGTGCGTTGTAGTGAGTTTATGTTAATAAAAAGTATAGTAAGCGTTGAAAAATGTAACTTTGAAATACGT